GTATCCCAGATGATACCTGACTCTACTTTTGTCAAAGTCAGAAAGCTGCACTTCTATTACCTCTTGTCATCTCATTATAAAAGCAAGTAATCAACCAAACATTCCCATCAAATAGTCATTGGTAGCTGCTGCTTGACCGCCAAGTAAAGGATCGGAAGATGCAAAGGAAGACAGGAAACCCATCGGATTCATTGCCTGTGAAATCAAACCGCCAACAACTTGTTCTTTTAATTGTTGCTTCATTGATTTTTCAGGCTTCTTTTCCCCTTGCATTTGAGCGCCATAAAGAAAAGCTTTAAGAATATCCTCTGTCCTATTAGATGTAGATTCTGGTGTTGGCTGAGCAGGTGGCACCGCCGACGCCAACTCGTTTGCAACCGCTGGTTTAATGTGTAAAAATTCAATATCGTACGGATTACCTTGTGGGTCCGTGGTCGAAAGCTTGCCGTAATTTTTACCAGGTGTAAATGATCCCGTACCTCGATACGCAATGTTTTCGGGACCAATGCCAAGATCAAGTCCCTCGTGATAAGTGGAGGCACCTGCTGTTGGTGCTGAGCGGGGGCCAAAGCGCGAAGTGATGGGGAAATTCCATTTCCACTGATCACCCTGCTGTTGAACCAAGGGGATTTGCTTGTCTCCTATTAAGACGTTCTGAGCTAACGTGCGTAACGTTTCTGGATTGATACGCTTTCCTTTCTGTGGTCCAAACTGAGGTATGAAGCGAATGTCAAGATGAGGCGCGGTACTAGGAAGCTCGTCTTCCCCTGGACCAGCAATTCGACCTACGTGAACAAAACTAGACATTATCTTGTTTTCTTTTTATTCTAAAAGAAAAAACCCCCGGTTTCCCAGGGGCTAGTAACTGTGGGGATGAAGTTATACACGAATCAGGTCGGCAGCAAACACAGCGTCCCAATCCACTCTTTTGATCTGTTTCAGTTGTTCAAGATTATTAAATCTTTCACCCGATAACGACATCTGAAGATCTTTAATCTCTCGAGCAGTCTTCAGTCCGATACCCTTGATGTGATCAGAGATCATTTGGGCCGTTGCTGAATTAATGTTCAAGCGATGATCGGGTGGAAACGAACGTGGCTCTTCTTTTGCGGCCTTGTCTTTTACCTGAAGAGTCTTGACCTTTTTGGTCGCGGTATCATCAGGATTGATCTCTGTTTTATAAACAGTAAACAGGCGCCCGTCCTGGTCTTCAACCATGAACCAATCGCCGTCATCTAACTCGGAAATGACTTTGACGTGTGCGCCTGTTTTTGTGTACTGGTAGAGCATAAGGACCAGAAGAACATTCTGGTCCTAGTTTAACTTACTCAGCTAACAGTGCGACCGGTCAGGTAGCCATCAATGTCTTCGTAGCCAGGAGCCACATCAGGTTGGATGTAGCAGCACTCAACGACCAGATAGCCAGTACGACCACCAGTAGCATCGCCACTGGAGATGTAGAAACCACCGGAAGTAGCAGTGCTATTGGCGGTCTCCTTCGCAAACACCTTCAGAGTGGTGGAGGCAGTAGCGGAGTAGTAGACATTACCAGCGGTAACACCAGCAGCGCCAGAGGCGATCAGGAAGGGGTTAGCACTGTAGCCTGCAGAACCAGCAGCGAAGAAGATTTCGCCAGCCTGGGAACCAGACACGGTAGAAGTCAGGTTTGCCTGAATTACGGCTTCACCGATACCAGAGGCAGCGGTGGGGCTACCACCATTGCTACGACCAAAGGAGATCACGTTGCCGGTGGCAGCGTAGATACCGGAAGCAACGCGGCCATCGCCCCAGCCAGAAGCAACGGAGATGGTGGCGCGGTACACATAAGCAGGCAGGGTGCTGCTACCAGAGATCACCATGCCAGTGATGTCGGTACGGGTGTCGTCATTCCGATAGGGGGAAGGAACGATCACATCAGCAGCAGCAGTAGCGCCAGCGCCAGAGGTGGTGGTCACAGGGACATAACCACGCTGCTGGAAGTAACGGTAACCAGGAACGGCCAGCACAGAAGTGGGGCCGCCCTTGGAACCATCGGTGGTACCACTGTCGTCGGTATCAATGTTCTTGTACCAACCGTTCAGGGGTTCTGCCCAGTTGCCTGGGTAGATTTTCTTAGCGGACAAATAGGTCATTTATCTTTTCCTAGTTTGTGTGTTTATGGTTGATTATCAAACGGTACCGTCGTCAGCAACAAAGCTGAAGGCGGTGGTCACGAAGTCCTTGTTCAGGATCTCGAAACCAGCGTACAGTTGCCAGATCAGGATGATGAAACGGCTGAAGTCATCGTTGTTGTTGATGAGCACCTGGGCGTTAGGACCACCGATACCAACACCGATTGCCTGAGGACCGAAGAAGTAACCCTGAGCAGCTTCTTGGGAGCTGTAGCTGGAACCGTTGTTGAAGGAAGTGGAGATAGTCTTGGTCGGGAAGTTGGTCGACTCGAAGAACTTCACACCTTCAAACTGAACGCCAGTAGGCATCACGGGTTCACCAGCCAGGAAGTAGGCCTGACCAGCCTGGGGACCCATGTAGAAGCTGGCGTTGTTAGGCATCATGGGGTTGCCCATGTACATGCCTTGGCCGGGGTTACCAGCGTAACGAGCGATCTCACGGAAGTCTTGATCACGACGCAGGTGCATCATGAAGGTGGGATCGCAAATACAACGATACAGACCATCAGCGAAAGTCGGAACGTTGCGCTTACGAAGGTCCTTAACAACAGTCAGAAGGTCGGTACGAACCTGGAACTGCTGAACTTCGTTATCGTACTCAGTGCTGGTGTAAGTGATTTGACCAGAAGCGTTCTTGGTCTTACCACCAGCGAAGTAGTAACCACCTTGAGTGGTAGAAGCGGCACCATTGGCTTCAGCTTTGGCGAGTTCGTCAATGAACACACGGTCGCGCCAACGGCGATAGTCGTCGAGCAGGGTCAGAGAACCGATGCTCTGGTGGAACATGTTCAGGTTGCCGGTGTCCAGCAGAAGACGCTGGGCGGTAACCAGGGTTTCACGAGCAATCTTGAAAGTGCTGGGTTGGGTCGGATCGCCCGGATCGGCAGGACCGGTGTATTCCTTAAGCACCACCAGGACTTTCTCCTTGGTGATGTTACGGCTGTTGGCGGTACCGATGGTCTGGTCAGCAATACGCTCGCGGCTGTCCTTGGTACCAGGGGTTCCCCAGAACTTGTAGCGATCAAGCTGAACGGTTTGACCAGGCTGACGGGTGAAGTCATGGACCACCACAGGCTCCACAGCCATTTCGGCAATGTAAGCAGGGTGAGGACGGTAAAGTTCCGCACCCAAAATCTTTGGAAAGTCGTTATCAATGAACACTTTGTTTTATCCTCCAGTGTCGCAGGAAGTGTTTTTATCGGATGAAAGATTCAGACATTTATATGTCTTATCTAACACAAATTTTAGCAGTCGGTAATTTATTCAATCACCGACATACTTTCACTCCATTACAAACAATTTGTTTGCAACGGTTTGAGGCTGAGCCTGGTTAAGAACGCGCCAAGCATTCTGAGGGTCACGATTCATCAGATCGCTGAAGGTACCCCAGAAATTCTCGGGTTGTTGAGGAGCAGCGGCTGCGGGAGGAGCAGGGAACTGACCAAGCTGAGGTTGACCAACTTCCTGGGTCGGATAACCACGAGTCTCAAGTTGAGCTTCGTTTTCGTACACAGGGTACGGACCTTCAGGACCGAAGAACTTCAGCGTATAGTCACTGAGAACATCGGGATTGGTCAGAATCTCGTTATAAGCCAGATTCTCTTGATGTTCGTTAACCGCAAAGTTTGCGTAACGAGTGATCAGATTAGCGGCGTTGTTTCCCCACGCGACGGCGCTGTCCAGCATCTGCTCCAGGTTTAGAGCGTAGTTGTTCAGAACTGCCGGTGCCTCGATCCCGAACGCGTCCATCACCTGACGGCTTTCCTGGCTCATTCCCACCAGGTCCGCGATTTGCTCCAAGGATGGAGTTGAGGAGGTTTGGGAATAGTTGGGCGAGGATTCCTGGCTGGGAGACCAGGTCAGCGGAGCCGATTGTTGCGTAACTTGGCTGCTGGGTTGTCCGTAATTGGCCGGGGTATACTGAGTCGGAATCTGCGACTGTTGACCCTGGAACGGGGATTGGACTGGTGCGCTCAGCAGGTTCACCACCTTGTTGAACGCCGATTCCCATGGATTCGAGCCCTGGGATTCCGCCGGTTGGGATTGGGGGGCGTACTGAGTAGGGGCTGATTGGTAGCTGGGGGCTGCCTGAGGTACCGCTTGGGGGTAGCTCGTACCCACCTGATATGCCACCGGAGCTTGGGCCTGTGCCACCGGAGCTGCCGGCTGGGACGGAACCACGTAGCTGCTGGGGGCGACGGCCGCTGGTGCTTGGCTCGTCTGTGGGATCGATTGGACGGTAGCGTCCTGCATAACTCATCTCCTTTTGTAAAGCTTCTAATGTGCGATATAGATAGGGTGTTAAATCTAATCGCGGGTCTGCAGCCATCGGTAAGTCTGGTGACTGCGGATGGGGAGTTTGCATCATTCCCCCCACAAGGCGAGCGAACTGAGAGTATGCACTCTGTAATTCGTTCACCATTCTGAACGGGAACCCAGATAACATCTCGGCCCGTTCCTCATCCGTCTTAGACGGGAAGAGGTATTTCAGTGCCTCAATGCTATCAACACCTAACTCCTGCAGGTTTCGTACCACGATGGAGTTGTTGAGGATGTCTTGGGTGGAGTCCTCGTAAACAGGACCTAACCAACGCCATTGAACTGTTACATCCCCATCCGGAATTAAACCTAAGACACCGGGAGGAATTTGTTGTGTACGTAGAGAAGCCATCATCAATTGCTTGATTTGATTCTCATACATGGCCATTGCATCTTCGTATGCGGCTATATCTTCATCTGAAGCTTGTTCTGGTAGGTCCAGGGGCTTTTCAAGTCCTGCTGCAGCAGCAAGCGTGTCCCGGAATAATTTTTCTTCCTGGAAGATAATCAACTCAAGACAGCGGCAGATACCATAAGTGTAAATAGAATTTGCTTTCTTTTTGGCGGTTGCTGATACACGTCCAAACAGAGATTTGTACTCAGTTGCAGTCACGCCAGCAGAAATAGAAAGCTCGTCTACTCCACCAAGAGCGGTCCTAATTTCCTCGCGATATTGGCGTGCAAAAGAGTTTTGGTCACCAGTGATTGCATCTGGGACGATATAACCAACACGATCGTTTGGCTCCAGGTTTGCAATGATACGTGGTACACGAAGCTGACCGTCAACACCTCGATAAATTGGATCGGCCTTAAATCGGGATTGACTCAGGGCACCTGCACCACCAAAACCTGAGTTTGCAGCAATGGAAGGACGTTGAATAACTGCTTCTCCGCCGGACTCCATCAGGTCAGTCTTGGGACGAGAGGAGAGCAAAGTTGGGTTGCCAAAGAACTGTACGTTCTTCCGCATGGTGCGGATCATGTCATCATGCGTGCAAATATGATTGGCAAGGGCATCGAACTCGCCAACACCTTCTGTTGAGAAGCCTTTCGGATTATTGAAGATCTCTACGCAGGGAATAAATCCAAGAGTGTTTCTGAATGTTTTGGTCTTGCCAGTGATTGCTTGATAGTTTGTATCAAAAGAAATTTCACCTTCTGAATGAGTTTCTTCGATTGTTTTACGTTTAATCGA